CGGCAATAAACTTGAATTTCAAGGTAATGATATTGTGGGTGAAGCATCGATATTGAACACCCCTATGGGAGAAGTTGTTAAAGGCTTACTTGATGGTGGAGTAACATTCGGTGTATCGACTCGTGGTATGGGAAGTTTGAGTCAACGCAATAACGCAATGGTCGTCAACGACGATTATATTCTTAACGCGGTAGATATCGTGCAAGATCCATCTGCTCCTGGAGCTTTTGTTAATGGGATAATGGAAGGTGTTGAATGGATTTGGAATAACGGTGTTGTGAAACCTCAGACAATTGAAAAAATGGAGACTGAAATTAAAAAGGCTCCGCGAGCTGATCTCTATGAGACTCATGTTCGTGAGTTTAAGAATTTCCTCTCAATAATAAAATCAAAATAAGGAGTCAAAAATGACTGATAATAATATTGAAAATCAGGACGTGGAACTCCAAGAGAGTGAAGAGGAAATCTCTGAAATGAAACACGATCCTAAGAATGCTGAAGCTCAGTCAGTCGCTTCTGTTGACAAAGCTGGTGATGCTACTGGTACCGCTCCAACGCGTAAAGGTGACAACACTAAAAAAGATCCAATTATAAAAACTAAAGCTGGCATGATTGCAGCTATGGTTGGCAAAATGCAAGGGATGAATAAACAAGCCATTACAGCAATGTACAATGGTGAAAGTTATGAACCTGAAGGCGAGGCAATCGCTGAAGAAGAAGCTAAGCCAGATGTTAAAGTCGAAGTTGACTTTAAAGACGATCTTAAAGCACTTGTCAGTGAAGAAGCTACACTGTCAGATGAGTTCAAGCAGAAAGCAGAAACTATTTTTGAAGCTGCAATCAATACAAAAGTAAATGCAGAGATTGACAGGCTTGAAGAAAAGTATAATGAGGAACTTTCCGAAGAGATTGAATCTACAAAGAAAGACCTCGTAGAGAAAGTAGACAGCTATTTAAACTACGTAGTTGAAGGCTGGATGGAAGATAACAAGTTAGCTATCCAAAATGGTTTAAGAACTGAGATTGCAGAAGACTTTATGGGTAAGTTGAAAGACTTATTTACAGAGTCCTACATTGAAGTACCAGAAGGGAAAGTGGACCTTGTTGACGAGTTAGCTGCTAACGTTGAAGAACTTGAGGATGGACTCAATAAAGCAACTGAAAGCAACATCAAGATGAATGAAGAGTTAGAAACTTATAAGAGAGAAGCAATCATTAGAGAAGCTTCAAAGGGTCTAGCAGAAACTGAAGTCGAGAAGCTCAAAGGATTGGCAGAAAATGTTGACTTTGAAAATGAAGAAACTTTCGCACAGAAAGTTGCTCAGTTAAAAGAATCATATTTTGCTAAAGCTAAAACTAATAGTGGAGAGGAAGCTATTGAAGAGAATGATACTCCTACAGTAGAAACTTCTGATACAATGGCATCATATCTTTCCGCAATGAAAAAACAACTAAAGAAATAATAATAGGGGAGTCCTAAATGCAACCAACAATTTCTTATGATAGATTAGTCGAGAAATGGGCACCAGTACTTAACGAAGAGTCTGCTGGCCAAATCACCGACGCTCATAAAAAAGCCGTTACTGCAGCTGTACTCGAAAATCAAGAAATCGCTCTTAAAGAAGAAGGATTGATTAACGAAGCTGTACCTAACAACTCAACAGGAAATGTAGCTAACTGGAATCCAGTATTGATTGCACTTGTAAGAAGAGCTATGCCAAACTTAATGGCATACGACATCTGCGGTGTTCAACCAATGTCTGGCCCAACAGGCTTAATTTTCTCAATGAAATCACGTTACATGAATAGTAAAGCTGGCGCTGCTAGAGGAGCTGCTAACACTGATAATACAGAAGCTCTTTTCAACGAAGCATTAGCAAACTACTCAGGTGACTCATCAACTGCATCATTTCCAGCAGGCGGTCCTTCAGGTTTAGATAAAACCTTTGTGACAGGCGATGGTATCAACGATAGTACTATTGAAGATTCAGTAGCTAACCCGATTGCAAACATCGATCCATATTCCACAGCAGAAGCTGAGGCATTAGGTGATGCAACAGAAGCTTTTGCAGAGATGGGATTCACTATTGAGAAGTCAACTGTGACTGCTAAGTCAAGAGCTCTTAAAGCTGAATACAGCTTAGAATTAGCTCAAGACCTTAAAGCTATTCACGGTCTTGATGCTGAGACAGAATTGGCAAATATATTGTCAACTGAAATCTTAGCTGAAATCAATAGAGAAGTAGTCAGAACTATTAACTCTCAGGCTAAATTAGGTGCACTTCAAACTAACACAGCTATTAACGGTATCTTCAACGTACAGACAGATGCTGATGGTAGATGGTCAGTTGAGAAGTTTAAAGGTCTCATCATGCAGATCGAAAGAGAATCTAATATCATAGCAAAAGAGACACGTAGAGGTAA